AAAAAGTTCACCGTCACTGTTTTTAAATAAGGATAGGTACTTAATAGGGTCTTTTGCTTGACCATTTATACCTATTACCTTACGAGATGCATTTTCTATTGCACCACTACCCTTACCTGCGTAAAGGTCTAAGACATCATTTTTACTATATTCTCTAGCTACTTGTGATAGCTGTATAATAATAATGTCGTTATTAACTGCCATATTACTAAGTGAGTGACTAATATACCTAATAGCTTCGTACTCTCCACGCTTTGTAGGGCCCGGGTCTATTAAGTCTATATAGTCTACTACAACAACCTGAGGGTCTAGTTCTCTTATTTTTGTTTGAATACTATCTAAGGTTGGTTGAACAGTTTGTATAACAACATGGTCTAGTAAGTCTTTATGGTCTTCTGCTATTTTAGAAACATCTCCTTCGACTTGTTGTTTATCTACATCAGCAACTATTTGAATATGTCTTTTATGCATATACCAATCACTCAATTCTAAACTTAAATACAAAGTATTTAGTTGTGAATCTTGGTCTATTCTGTCTTGAGCAGAATTATACCCTAAGATAATGTTTTGAGCAACAGTAGTTTTACCTGCGCCAGTAGGCCCAAATATAGTAACTAACTCACCGGGATAGATTGTACAATCAACATCTGGTAGACCAAATATTTTTGATAAATCTATTGTTTTTCCACTAAAGTCAGTTGACATTCTTTCTTCTAGTCTCTTTTGTAGTTGTTGAAAGTCTTTAACTTCTATGTCATAGTCTTTCTTTTTGTAATGTATACAATGCGTTTTACATCTAGCTTTCATTTCAACATCTTGACAGCCATATTGATACCCGTTATTGTATACACTTTCTACTTTTTCTAATACAATTTCTTCACGAAGTTGATTATTGTTCCAGTGTAATAGGGATGCTTTTGTAGCATCAGAGGGTATACCATTTCGTCTAAAATGCGAAGCCATACGCAATATAACATTGTTTCTATTACCTTCATTAGGGCCTTCAGCAAACATTTGTTGCACACAAGGTGCAACTTTTGTAGGCTCTTGTACAGCTTTAAAAGAACGAACAGTTTCTACACTAGTCTTTACTTTATCTTCTAAACTGCCATCACCCCAAAGAGTTTCTTCCCAGTCTATATCTGAAGGTTTTGATGCGAGTTTTCTTATTTTATCAAAGGTTAATTGCATAAAACCTTGTGTCGATAGTTTTGTTTTAAACAAGTTTGATTTAGCATTTTTAGTAGCTTGTTCTCTATATATAGAAGTCCTCATATACACAGCAGGGTCTATATTAACTGTAGTAAATAGCTGTGTCATTGTTTGTTTTACTATATAAGGTAACTGTTCACTTGGTGTAAAGTCAAAACAATCAGCAGAAACTAATATATGGTAACCTGTACCACTATAAAAGATACTATAATTACCATCTTTTAGTCCCATTGAATTAAGTTCGTTTACTGCAAGTTTAGCTTTTTCTAATACTCTATCGTCACTATCATCTTTACGGTCAATATCAATAAGTATATTATAAACATACCTTTTACCCGTGTAGTCTTTTAGTGATTTGTTATCTTGTACAAATAGATAAGCATCTTTATCATATAGATAATGAGACCTGTATATGGGTATGTATTGTCCCCGCTCTAAAAACTCGGACATGTTTTTTTCGTATTTACCTAAAGGCATAAGAAGCCCCCTTTGGTGGGGGCTCCCTATAGCTACTTCAACATAAAGCTCCATTAAAATGGCATGTCGCTTTGAGGTTGAGTTGGTGCGGAAGGGGTGTCATTTTCAGACGCTTCCTTTAGATAGCCTTTTTGTTTCATGTAGGTTACATAACTTTCTAAGTCACTTCTACCTGCATTATCATTATCGACTATTTTACCCAACACCCTTTTATATGTTTTATCACCTTGTTTCTTTGGTGCTTCTCTATAAACATATATTAGGTAGTTATGAGGCGGTTCTAGCAAAGGATTATCACTACCGTTCATTTCTGAAATATAGCTGTTTAAAGTAGACTCTATACTGTCTATTTTTTCACCATTAGCCATTTCCCAGTCTCCTTCAGTATTGATTCCACCTTCGAAACCAATAGCATCTTTTAAATAGTTAAACTGCCTAACTACTCTATTGATGCTTACTGTTCCGTCAGGATTCTTTTCATAAGAACCTTTGATAGAATGAACTTGTGGGTATTTACTGTTTTTTATTTTAAAGTGTACATCAAGCCAACAATCAGCCCAGTCATATTGACCGCTCTTATCCTCGACTTTTTCTATACCAGCTTCAAAATAACCAGTAAAATCACTATTCATTTTTGTATTACTACTTGATTGTAATAACGCCATTAGCTTTCTCCTTCATCTTCTTTGTATTCGGTTATTGCCTTATTTACATCAGTATATGTAAAAGGCAGAACAAGCCCATTTAATGGCTTAAGTCTAGAGCCAACTGTTCTTTCGTCATAAGCTTGAAAAGATACTTTTGGTATCAATTCATCTTTAACTACGGTTGAGTATCCTATTACATCGGCTTTAGCACATAGCGCATATCCAAGACCTCTTGGTAATTCAGGACTTAATTGCACTTTGCCATCATTCATTTGGGATTGTTTACTATGGGAAGTGAGTATTAAGTTAGAACCATGTGCTTTCATTAGAGTTTGTAATCTCTTAACTATATCCACATTTTTCTTTCTTGCTTTACCCCAATCAGCTCCCCATTCTCCTTGACCCATTGCACTTATACCTAACTCTTCGCATACAGCTTCCTGTATCCATTCGTTAATAGTATCTATTGTGTCTATTACCAAGCTTTCATAGCCTAGAGATTTCCAATTATCTTTTATCCAAGTATATACCTCAAATAAAGAATAAACCTCCATTGGTTCGCCTCTTTTAGGGCCAACTCTATGGTAAAATCCTCTTTCAAGAGGGGGTATCATTTTTCTATCATCCCCTTCTCCTGTAAAAGGTGGGTTAAGTGATGTAACTGTTACAACATTAGCACCGTCAACAAAGTCTGCACCAAGGTCAGTATCTATCATTAAGACACCTTTAGCACCTTTTGCAGACCAGTTAGCGGCCGCTGTGGTTTTACCTGTTTTGGGCTGACCTATAAAATACCAAGTCAGCCCCGCAGGTTGTTCGTTCCAATTAGTTGTAACTGTACGAGTTTGTATTTGCATACGCATTCTCCTCAGTTATATTGTTTGTGTTATTTACTTCTCCACTATTGAAGTCTTCTGTCTTTATTACTAAAGGCGAAAGACCTTGCCAAATATAGCCATAAAAAGGTCTCCCTGTCAAGTAATTAAACAGTTGATTTACACCAATACCACTAATTAGGTTTGCACAGAATATTGTATGTTTCATAGTGCAGGGAGCTTCTTGTCCACTCTCTCCATTAGGAAACCAGTAATCTTGATATTTATCAAGTCCTTGTGTTGCTGTTATACAGCTCATAGAAAGTGCATCCATCCTGAGGTCTATAAACACTTCTCTATCTTCTCTTTCAAGCCACTTGTTATATACTATCTTTCTACTGCTCATACTATCTGTACAAACTATTGTTTTAGGAGAAAGTACCTGACCCTCTCCTGTAAACAAAGTTTGTTGCATATCTATTTCAACATTACTACCTCCGTAGCTTTTAATAATTTTTTCAGCCATTGATGCTTTAGAATTATCAACCTCATTATACCATATTTCTGGATATAATGTGGTGCCAAAATTATGCTCTTCCATGTTATCATTATCATAGCCTCTTATAAACTTAAAGCCCATAGTAGCTAATAACATAATAACACTACTACCTATACCACCTAACCCAACGACTGTTACATCGTTGAGTTTTTCTTGTGGTATAAGGTCTTTGTTACGCAGATGCTTTTGATTCATCTTTGTCCTCCTTGCCTATTTCATCTATTACTATTGCTGGATTTAGATTCATTAGTTCAAGTTCTTCTTCTACTAACAACTGGTCAATTTCTCCTGCATTCATACTTTTATATAAACTTGATATATAAGCAGAATCAGGGTCATCGGCTGTCATAGAATCTTTTCTGTGTTTATCTATGATTTTTTCTTGCCCAGTTATAACGCTATCGTATTCATCATAAGCGTTAATACTAAAATTGTTAGTATAATAACTACCAAATTGACTAGGTCTACTCTGCATAGGAAAGAGGTTGCCTTGATTAAGACTGCCTCCTTTATCATACCAACTAGTAACAGTAGTTGTCTTTTTATCATCTTTGATTTTCTTAGCTATTCTAGCCCATTTATCTTGTTCTTTGCTTTTATTAGGCATTTGCATATTAATATTCTCAGAATTAGCTTCTACTAAATGCGTTTTGCCATATTGGTCTTGATAACTAATAGCAAATGCAAACTTTTCTTTTTTACTTGCTACAACTGTTGAACAATAAAAGTTTTCTATTGGAGCATTATCTTTTAAACAGTTTTTATCCGTTCCACTAAAGAACGCACCCATATTATGGTGAGAATGTATAATTCCCATCATACATTTTTCTGTTTCTGGATAATCTTTCCAAGTTTTCTGAAGTATTTTTGCAGTATCTTCAGCTTCTATTGTTGTTGCTGTACCATGTCCTAAATCAACGGGATGAAAATGAACAAGTGTAAAGCCTTTAGGAAATTTCTCTCCTTTTCTATAATGAGGCTTATACCATGCTGGCCCTGACCATTCTGTTGTTGGAAATTGTTTAAGAAAATAGTTCAGTTTGAGATATATTTCTAGAGGTATTGTTAAGTACATTGTTTAACTCCTTTATTTTGTTTGTTATGTTTATTTTATAGTGTGTAAATGCATTTTTTAGTATTATTGTCCAAGATTTCATTGTATAGTCATGAAAATCATCTAGGTCTTTTGGAAAATCTGGTATTGCTACATATATCATATCTACCATTTTTTCTCTTTTTTCTTCTAAGTTGTTTTCATCATTACTTACAATTCCAGACATCATTGTTACTAATTCATTCATACTATATTCAGTGTTTTGTTCTGTTAAGAAACTAACTAGTTCATTATAGACATCACCTGTTAAACCTAAATTATGATATTTAAGCATTGAGACAAGAGCAAGTCTAATTGTATCTTTCATTTTAGGTGCTTTAAGATTTGTTGTTTCTCTTATTTCTTCTCTGTTAAGCATTATGTTTAAAAGATGTTTTTTATCACTATTACTAATATTTAAATCATTGTCTTCAACCATATTATTACAATAACGATTTAACTCTCTAACTAATTTTAACCCTAGTATTTCTTTCCAATGGTCTTTATAGTTATTAATCCATGTATGCCTAAAACCATCCATCTGTATACCTTCCCAATCAATATCGTAATGAATACTTTTTAACTCCATATTAGTATCTACAAAAGAACCTTGATTTTGCATTCTAGCTGATTTAGATATCGCACC